ATATCCCATAGCCCCTGCAATCTTATTAAGTGCCTGTGGCTTAAATGCCTTGAACTGCATCATGGTTTATTTCCTTGTGGAATTATATATTTTAATTGCCAAGTAACAAATTGATAAGATACCTACAGCAAGTGCTACCCACTGGTTAAGTGCGGGTAGCCACATGGGTGCAGAGATGCCACCAATGGCAATAGCAAAGTCATCTGGCTTCATGTTATTCTGCATCCGCTATTGTTAACTCGCCAGCATTAATCTTAGCTTGAATGTCTGAAGGCAAATTGTCTCTGTTCGCACTAAGCCACGCTTGAAAAGGCGGATACTCGTCTGTAGCATGAAGTCTTATTTTATCATCGGTATCAACTTTAGCATACATCTGTGTACCATCTTCTAATTCATAATCTACGGTATATGTTTTCACAGATATCTCCTATAGTTCCGCACTAAATGCTAAAAACGCATCGGTGCTTTCAGCCCTCATAAAACAAGCATCTCCGCTTGTAAATCCTGCACCACTTGAAACTAAATTTATTATTGCGTTTTCAGCAGTAAACCCACCTGCTGTTGGTACACTTGTGCCATTAGCGTCTGATGTAACTCGTATTGAGTAATCACTTGCTGTGCCACTCTGTTCAAAAGCTGATGGTGCTGCTCTCATAGTAACTGGAAATTGAAGCATGTAAGCACCTGTTGTAGAACCATCCATGTTACCAATACAAGGGAAAGTCTCGTTTGCTGACATACCACCATTAGGTGCTGGTGTTTTATAATAATAACGTAAACACCTTTGATACTCATCTCCAAACGAACGATGCTCAAATGGTGTAGCCTGTTCGCCTACCTCAAGCTGTACGCCTGTGAGAAAAAAGTTTCCTGTTTGTGCAGCAATATTAACAGAGTCACTGTGTGCAAAATCATCTGTGTTTGAGTGCGTACCCCAACCAGTATGAGGAGTGCCAGTAAAATCTGTGCCAGAAGACAAATTCCAAAACACTTCAAGTTCATTAGTATTGTCGTTTGCTATATTACCTGATGTATCCCCTTCAACAGTAATAGTTTTATATTCCCATGTATTTGCAGATGATACTGTATAACTTTGCAAGTTGCTACGATTGGGTGTTGATTGATAAAAAAGTAGGGAGTGTTTTCCAGCTACAGGAGATTTTACCCAAAAGGATAGCGTTAGGCTTTTTGCGCTAGATGTGCCGTAAGCTAATTGCTGCAGATTTTGCCCTTCTATTCTTTGCATAAGACACATATTTTCATCAGCAGCTTGTGCGCTTTCTGCCGTTGTAACTGCAACCTTAAGAGAATTTGAAAATCCATTACCAGAGGGATTGTCTGTATCCTGTGTTACAGCTATAACCAATTCATCAAAATTAGTTTTTACAATAATCCATCTATCTATTGAATAGCTAGTTGCAGTGGTTGTTTGATTTCTTTGGTCAATCTGCATCGCACCATTGATAATCAGATTCCTGTTTGACAGGGCTGTTTGCGAACCTATCAGTGCGGCTAGTTCTGCTGCTTTACTCATGCTAGGTCTCCGTGATAAATTGCGTAAACTTCTGACCTATCAACAGCAGAATTTGCTTCATATGTGTTACACTCGCCATTAGTAGTTAAGTCAGCTATAACGTAAAGTTGGTTTGCATTATTACTCCAATTAAATGACCCAGAAGCAGCGTAATCATCATTTACAAAAGCACTTGAAAAATTAACACCAAATGTACCTGTACCGTTATCTGTTAATGATGCAGTATTTAAACTATCTCTAATAGCAGCAGTGCCTGTTCCATTAAAGTTTACCCACGCTTTCGCACTTCCCCCTGCAACAAAACTGGTGGCAATACTGTTGTTACCGCTGGCATCCTTCAGGGTGTTTACTCTCAGTTCGCTTGCCATTATGCTAGGTCTCCGTGAATTGCTGGGGACGCGTAATTATCAACCAAAGTGTTACTACCCAAGTCTCTAGTCTGAATATTAACCTCCGAAGCAGTATTATTAGTGCTGGTTCCGTTTACTTTATTTGCCCCTGTTGCTGCTGCTGACACCTGATAAAGTGCATTTGACATACTACTCGTAAAATTAAAATCATAATTTCCAGTGCTGTTGTCTGTCATAGACGCAACATTAAAACTAGAGTCAGGAGTTGCTCCTGAATTGCTGAATCCATACATCTTCGCCAACCCCTGTTGAAGATTAGTAGTGGTTGAGTTGCCTTCGCCTGTGACCGCAATAGACCCAGCAGTGGCTACACCCGTAATTGTATCTACTTTAAGTATGCTTGCCATTATGCGAGGTCTCCAAATACTGTAACGTAGTTTCCACTTAAATCATTAACGGCAGAATCACCAGTTGCGCTAGAACTATCTCTAAACTCACCAGACACCTGACTTGTAGAATGAGCAACAGCACCATTTTCTTCGGTACTCATACCTCTAGTGCTAGCGTTATATCTGGCTGCACCATCATTAGCTGAACCCCACAAAGAAAACTGCGGAACTTTGTCGTGCAAAGCGTTAAAGCTGTTTGTAAAATTAAACTGAAATTTACCTGTTGACGAATCCGTTACTGAACTGCTATTGAAGCTAGAATCCACTGTTTGATTTACTGCATCATAATTTGCAAGATGCTTGGCAGCAACTTGCTTAGTCAACGTAGCTGCAGACGTGCCGTCCTTTGCTGCAATAGTATCTACATTCAGTATACTGGTCATACGATGCTCCAATATCCGTTAACAGTCACGGTAGCAGACTGTGTGATTGGCCCTGCACTTACGCCATTCTCATCGCTGTCAATCGTAATGTCTGCGCTGATGGTCTGACCGTTCAAGCGGATGATACTGTTGTTACCCTTGAATGGATAGCGTGTATCTGATTCAGTCTTGGTGTACGAGTTTGCAATACTAAACGCATCGTAGACTACCATCTCAACTATGTCATTCAGGGATGCCCCTGTAACCAGCACAACGCTAGTGCCTGTTGTAGCGGCATAGTCAGTACCCGGCTTGAGCAGCACACCATTCTGATACACATCTACGTACAGGCTATCTGCGTAGGTCAGTGTCTTACTGTCTGCGTCACTACCACTGAAGCTAGTCTGACCAGCAGTTGCTTGGTAGACAAAGCGGTTGCGAACACCGAACTCTGGGGATTTACCTATGTATGGCATTGGTCTTCCTTATGGTTTAGTAGGCCACGTTACGTCATCAAGGGATGTAGCACTATCTGTAATGTCACGTAGGGCTTGGCGATAAGTTGTCATGTCAGAAGACATAGTTTGGTCAGATAATCCATAATGGTCAGTCTCAACCAATCGTTTATTACGCTCAGTACGTAGTTCCTTTAAGTTATCTGCTGTTTGTATTTCTTTTTCTTTTTTAGATACAGCAGATAAATCCCAAGATACTACATTGCCATCTGCATCGTGGGCAATGCAAGTATCACCCTCTCCATGAATCCTTATAACAGACGGATTTAATTCAAATATTGCTCTACATCTTATATCCATTTTTAAGTATCCGCTATCTTTTCAAAAGCAAAGTAAGTTCTAAGGCTGTCACTACTCCCACTTACAGTAACACTCGTTGCAAATTGATACTGAAACCTTACTCTAAATGTGGAAGCATTAGTTACATCAAGAAAACCTGTAGCACTAACTCCAAAGTACGCATTACTAGCTGGTGAAGATTGATACTGCTGATTGCGGACATTAAAATTAGACCCACTGTCTGTGCTTACTTCAAAGAAAAGTCCATTATAATTACTTGCGCTTGAGGCATACCCAGTCAAGTTTCCAAGAATACGCCATTTACCTGTGCTTGGAAAAGTAAACACACCAGAACTTTCAGTCATTCCAGTACCAATTTTTTCCCACTCAGTAGCCCATCTTGACCAACCAGATGACAGAACATTAGTTCCAGTAGAAATTGATTCATTTGCAGTTTTATACCAAATGTCTAACTCACCAGCGGTAAACTCATCAAACATACCGTTTTCAAGAACTTTAGTTAATGCCATTTAA